ATTAAATGGCATCGGTAAATAAATGGATAGGCATAGGCAATTTGGGACAAGACCCGGACTCGAAAATTATGCCCAATGGCGACGCGGTGTGCAATATCAGCATCGCCTGTTCGGACTCTTGGCGTGACAAAACAACGGGCGAGAAGAAAGAAGTCACCGAATGGGTGCGCATCGTCTTTTTTCGCAAACTGGCTGAGATCGCTGGCCAATACCTGAAGAAAGGATCGCAGGTGTATATCGAAGGCGCGTTGAAGACTCGCAAATGGGAGAAGGACGGGCAGACGCATTACATGACCGAGGTCATTGCCGACACGATGAAGATGCTTGGCAGCAAGCGGGATGACGAACAGAGTACGCCGCCAGCAGATAGGCCAGCGGCCAAACCAGCAGCGGCAGCGCCTGGTGGGTTCGATGACTTCGTCGATGATATTCCTTTCGCCAGTTGCTCGATGGCCGATGATGTGATCGTTCGCAAATTGGAGCGCATCAGCAGGCGGCAGAAAGCACGCTGATATGCTCTTGCGCACCTTCATCCTCCGCGAAGAAGTCAACGCCAACTCGCTTTGGTCATTTCTCAAGGCGAATTGGCGCGAGGCTGCGAAGGCCGGCAAGCCGCTGGCCGTCACCGTGCAAGAGTACAAAGCCAAGCGCAGCGGTGATCAGAACAGATATTACTGGCGGACGCTGAACGAGATCGCAGAGCAAGCCTGGGTCGGCGGCAGGCAATTCGGCGCGGACTCGTGGCACGAGTTTTTCAAGCGCCAGATGATCGGCAGTGAAGAGCTACCGCACGGCGGCACGGCGGGCATATCAACGACAAGCCTGTCAGTGGCCGAGTTCGCCGAGTATGTCGGCAAGGTCGAGGCTTATGCGGCGAGTGAATTAGGGATCGAATTCGGCTAAATGTAACAATTTGTAACAACGCTTGCATTACTCATCCGCACTTGGTATAGTTCGTACATGGTTGATAGGCGGCCGTAACCAAAGGAGCATTTGAAATGGAATTTGAACTGATAGCTGGTGGAACTCTACCGATCAAGGCATGGACTCGTGGCGTGCAGGTTGAGGACGCGGCGAGGAAGCAACTATTGAACCTGTCGAACATGCCATTCATACATAAGCACATCGCGGTAATGCCAGATGTACATTGGGGCATGGGCGCAACTGTTGGAAGTGTGATTGTCACCAAGGGAGCTATTATCCCTGCTGCGGTTGGTGTTGATATTGGGTGTGGAATGATCGCACGGCGCACGACGCTTACTGCTAGTGATTTACCGGATAACCTACATGCTCTGCGCTGTGAAATTGAAGCTCGAATTCCGCATGGCCGCAGCAATAATGGCGGCATAGGTGACAGCGGAGCATGGGACGAGACGCCTCAACGCAACCTAGCGATGGTGACCCCTTATTTAGAATCACTAAAAACTATTGTTGCCAAGCATCCGAAACTAGATCGTGCATCAATTCGTGCACCTATTCACGCGGGGACGCTTGGCACTGGAAACCACTTTGTTGAGATTTGCCTTGATGAAGAGCAGCGCGTTTGGATAATGCTGCATTCTGGTTCTCGCGGAATTGGGAACGCGATTGGATCGTATTTTATCGAAGCAGCAAAAAAAGACATGGAACGTTGGTTTATCAATTTGCCGGATCAGGATTTAGCCTACATCCCCCAAGGTTCTGATTTATTCAAAGACTACTTTGATGCAGTTGGTTGGGCGCAGGGTTATGCCAGGACAAATCGAGAGTTGATGATGTATGCAGCACTTGAAGCGTTGTCTACCGTTGTACCAAAAGGATTTTATTGTGACCAGGATGCGGTGAATTGCCATCATAACTATGTTAACTGGGAGCGGCATTATAGCGAGAATGTGATGGTGACACGTAAAGGCGCAGTGGATGCGCACGAAGGTGTCTTGGGAATTATTCCAGGAAGCATGGGTGCGAAGTCTTTTATTGTGCGCGGGAAGGGCAACCGTGAGTCTTTTTGCTCATGCTCTCACGGGGCTGGACGATCTATGTCCAGGGCTGAGGCACGAAAAAGATTCACTATTGAAGATCATGCGGCGGCAACTGTTGGCGTCGAATGCCGTAAGGACATCGAGGTTATTGACGAAACTCCTAACGCCTACAAGAGTATTGATGCGGTAATGGCGGCTCAAATTGAGCTTGTTGATATATTACACACACTAAAACAGGTCGTGTGCGTTAAAGGCTGATTAGTTTTCAGCCGAGACCAAAGGAGAATTTGAAATGATCTACATAGTAGAAATCCCTCACCAGCGCAAGCCGTTTTGCTGGTCTGCCCACGACGAAGCCGATGCAGTCAGCAAGATGTGGCAGACGCATATCAAGATGGGCGACACGCCAGATGCCGATGCGAAATTTATAGCCTGGATCAGATACAACGCGCAAGACCTCCACAGCCAGTACGTCTTCATGGATGCCGCAGCCGCCATCGACGGACTCAAAGAAATTAGCGGCCACGGCGCTGTCGAAGCCATCGCAGCGCTGCGTGAAGAGCTTGCGGCCAACGGCGAATTACCGGAGGAGCAGAGCGATGAAAAGCTGTGACGATGGATACCCTGGATGCAGGCAAGCCGAATCAACTGGCAAATGGTGCGCCGGAGGGTGCAGTGTAGAGATGCAAAAAGAACTAACTGACCTCCTGGAAAAGCGTGAGCAAGTGAGGGCGAAGCAGATGGATCGAATTCATAGGGGGGAAATGACCCGGGCGCGAACGACGACTAGCAACGCAGCCGCTGATCGACTTAACGAGCGAATTGTATGGCTGCGCAAGGAATTGAAGGCCAACATTAAATTACTAGAGGAGGCCAGCGATGAAAATTCTTGAGGTTAACATAAAAGATGGTCGAGGGATCATAGAAGTTGTTGTGGCTGATAGCGTGGTCAGTTCTAGGCTAATCGAGTATTTCAAATGGGCTGAAGAACGAGACCTTCAAGCAGACCTGCTACTGGAACAGATCAATTCATCTAAAGCGTTGGAGCCAAGCGATGACCGCTAACCCACAAGTCGCCATCGCCATCCGCGCCGCCCACCTGCGCTACCACAAGAATATCGGCAGGCATGCAGCATGGCAGTATGCGAAGGCCAGAGGCTGTCCGATGGGCGTATTCAGGCTGGCGTGTCAACTCACTGTGTTGCAGGATGCGGGGCTATGATAATTAGGAGAATTTGGGCTATGCCGTCAGCCGATACCTTCACAGTGAAGCCAATAAAAGAATTGATCGCCGCCAATATTGATGGTGGGCTTTGGGTTGACCCGTTCAGCAGGAATTCACCATTTTGTAATCGATGCGTTACGAATGATTTGAACCCGGAAGTTGTCGCCGACTATCATCTTGAGTCTTTGGATTTTCTGCGAACCTTCGCCAACGAAAGCGTAGATGGTGTGTTGTTTGACCCGCCATATAGCCCTCGCCAAATATCGGAGTGCTATAAGCAAGTTGGTCGCGAAGTTCATACGAAAGATACGCAAAGCAGTTTCTACGGGGACAGGAAAAAAGAGGTTGCGCGAATCGTCAAGCCCGGCGGGAAGGTTTTATGTTTCGGATGGAATTCTGGTGGAATAGGAAAAGGAAATGGCTTTGAATTACGAGAAGTGCTGATCGTCCCTCATGGGGGAGCGCACAACGATACTATCTGCACGGTAGAAGTAAAGGAAGTGAAATCATCTTCGATGGATTTGTTACAGGATGCCGGATACCAGACGGAGGCCGCACCATGAATAGTACAAAGAGATTTATTTATTGCCCTCAATGCAAGAACTCCACAATTACAGAAACCGACTACGAAGATGAAAATGGCGTGGAAGACACCCAAGGGCGAAAGTGCGAAGAATGCGGATGGGAAGGTGATGTCGGCGAATTAGTGTGTGATACAGAACCAGCCAACACAACAAAGGAGCATTGAAAATGTCAAAACTGAAGAATTGCCGTAGCTGCAAGTGGGCGGACTGGTACAAAACAGAGACCGGACGGAAAATGTTCGGCAACTATGCGGCTTGCAGATACCCAGTGATGGTCGTTCTTCCGGCGTCAAGACGTGAAGCCATATCACTTTTAACAAAAGAAACGGGCGTAGCTGAATACCAGAATGTGCCTCTTGACTGCAAAACATGGGAGATTAAAAATGTTTGAGCAACCAGACACACCACCAGAACAAACCCTGCGCCAGATTGAAGATGCCAAGACAGTCGAGCGCCGGATTACAGATGCCGTCTGCTCGCGGATGCGCGATCCTGATTACGTCATCGACGCGCTGTCCGTGCTGATTACTGATAGCCCGATGACGCAGGCAACTTTATCCAACCTCGTCATGGGCTATGGTGACATGGCTATCAATGCCCGCATTCTGCGGGGCGATATTCGCGCTGAGATTCGAGCGCAGGCTGAACGCGATTACGAGCGGGGGCAGCTTTGATCTCCATCACTCAAGCCGCCGAAATCCTCGGCATCAGTGGCCGCAGACTGCGCGTTCTGTGCGCTCAAGGCCGCGTCAGAGGCGCGCAGAAAGTTGGCAGCGTATGGATACTGCCGGATACCTTAACCGTGTCACCCGCCGGCAGAATCAGG